GTTGCATGGCACAGAAGCAGTGATACCCATGGACACAGGACAGACCAGCATACCAGTGGAGCTCAAGGGCATGAACAACTCCATGAGTCAACAAATGGGCATCATGAAACAACAACTGGACAGATTGGACTCCATGGTTCATATGCTGGGCAGATCCAACAGAGCACAACAGGATATGTTGCAATCGTCTTATTCATAATGGTTGACAGCACACAAAAAAACATATAACATAAGGCTTCAATAAATATTGCTATGGCTACTTGGAAAAAATACTTTAAAATATCAGAATCTAGAACAGATGGTTCATTGAGCCCTATATCGGGCATCACAATGGATTCCAACTATCAACCCAGACCAGCACACTCGAACTACCAATCAAGGTTACCTGAGGTATATTCTGGTCATCCCAACAGGATCGAACGATACAATCAGTTTGAAGCCATGGATCAGGATTCAGAAGTCAATGCGTGTTTGGACATCATTGCAGAGTTTTCCACACAGCAAAACAATCAGAATGCCACACCATTTGAAATATCATTCCATGACAAGCCCACGGATCACGAAATAGAAATAATCAAGAAACAATTACAGCAATGGTGTAAGCTCAATGAAATGGACAAACGAGCTTTCAAAATATTCAGAAACACCATCAAGTACGGAGACCAAGTGTTTGTGAGAGATCCTGAAACATTTGAATTGTACTGGGTAGACATGACCAAGGTCAAGCGAGTGATTGTGAACGAAGCAGAAGGCAAGAAGCCAGAACAGTACATCATACAGGACATCAATCCTAACTTTGAAAATTTGACAGTGGCCGCCAAGTCCACTTATGACACTGCTGTGAACTCACCACCCGCAGGTGGCATGAGCTATCCACAGTCAGGCACATACACAGGACTAAACTCAGAACAGGGTGCAGGTTCAAGATTTCAACTGGGCATGAATGAAATGTGCATAGATGCCGCTCATGTGTGTCACATATCATTGTCAGAAGGATTGGACTATCACTGGCCATTTGGTGCATCCATATTAGAGAACATATACAAAGTGTTCAAACAAAAAGAATTACTAGAAGACGCATTATTAATATACAGAGTACAACGAGCTCCAGAAAGGCGTGTGTTCAAAATAGATGTGGGCAATATGCCATCACACATGGCCATGTCGTTTGTGGAGAGAATCAAGAACGAAGTACACCAAAGGCGTATTCCTACCAGAGAAGGTGGATCATCTAACATGGTGGATGCCACATACAATCCATTAAGCATGAATGAAGACTACTTCTTTCCAACCACTGCAGACGGCAGAGGTTCATCAGTGGAAGTGCTACCCGGTGGACAGAACCTGGGTGAAATAGACGATCTAAGATATTTCAACAACAAACTGGCTCGTGGACTCAGAGTGCCATCATCATATCTACCATCAGGTCCAGATGATTCTGTGCAACAGTTAACAGACGGTAGAGTGGGCACAGCACTGATACAGGAATACAGATTCAATCAATACTGTCAAAGACTGCAGAGTCGTATGTCAGACAAACTGGATCAAGAGTTCAAAATGTTTGTGAAGTTCAGAGGCTTCAACATTGATTCATCCATGTTTTCCATCAAGTTCAATGCACCACAGAACTTTGCATCATACAGACAAGCAGAACTGGATCAGCAAAGAGTACAAATATTTGGTGCACTAGAGGCAGTGCCTTACATGAGCAAAAGATTTTTGATGAAAAGGTTCTTGGGTCTGGAAGAAGAAGAGATGCTGGAAAACGAACAGCTATGGTCCGAAGAGAAGGACAAAATGGAAGATGCTGGTATATCCGGCGATCAACTCAGACAAGTGGGTGTGTCACCTGGTGACATTGAAGCAGACATTGATACTGCTGATGCAGTGGGTGTGGATGCCGCGGCCGGTGAAGCAGATGCTGAAGCAGGTGCTGATGTAGATGTAGAAGCAGGTACTGAAGAAACTTAATAAATACGAATATGATAGTCAACGAAGTATATAAGTCATATCCTGGGTATCAGGACAAGGAAGATGACCACACAGCAATCAAGCTGGGTGATCTGCGTAAGACTCGTTTGACACTGAAACAGATCAACAAATTACGCAAAATGAATGATGTCCGTTCGTTTGAAACGGCTCAAAAGGTCAAAAAGATCCAAAATCAGTATGGAAACGCAGGAAATACTCCTGCTTTATAAATAAGTCTAGCCACATTAGTAAATTATATTGGTATATTTTGAGCATTAATATACCTATATTAACTTTATTGATGTAAATAAAAGTATCTAGCCCCGAGGAGGTAACGGACTATGAATAAATTTGAACAACTGATCGAGTATATCATCAATGATGAGGAAGAAAAAGCTCGTAATCTGTTCCATGAAGTAGTCGTTGAAAAGTCGAGAGACATATACGAAAACTTAATGGCAGACGAAGAAAAGAACACCGTCGAAGAAGAAACTGCTGACAAAGTAGAAGAAACTTTAGACGAAACTTCTGAAGACACTGAAGAAGAAGTCAAAGAAACTTCTGAAGAAGAAGTCACTGACGAGGCTACTGATGCCATCGAACAAGACAAAGATATTGGTGGCGATGCCGCTGATGATCTAGTAGATGAAATCGAAGCTGACGAAGAAGGTATGGCTTTAGAAGGTGAACACGACGAAGAAGAAAAGTCAGAAGACTTGGAAGACAGAGTCGTTGATCTAGAAGACAAACTAGACGAACTAATGGACGAATTCGAATCCTTCATGAAAGACGAAGAAGGATCTGAAGAGCCAGAAGAAATGCCTGATCCAGAAGGCGAAATGCCTGAAATGCCAGAAATGGAAGGTGAACAACCTGAAGTAGAAGGTATGCACCCAATGAAAAAGAAAAAAATGGGTATGGAAGATGCAGTAGAAGAAGCTAAAGACGAAGAGTCTGTAGAAGAAACTGCTGAATCAAAGGATGAAGGCGACAAAGAAGTTGTAGCGGAAAAGGCTGATCTAAAGCCTGTTAAAGCTGACAACTCCGATGGAACTGACGCAAAAGGTAAAGCATCACCTACTTCTAAGAAAGGTGGAGCACCTGTTGGTACATCCAAGGCTCACAAGGCTCAAACTGCTGAAGAAAAAGGCGGATCTACACCACCAGCAAAAGACATGAAAGGTACTACGGAACCAAATCCAAAGCCTGTGTCTGCAACAAACACTGATGGTACTGATGCAAAGGGTAAAACAAGCCCAATGAAATCAGTATAGATTTAACTTTATTTTCATTCAGGAGGAGCAATGAAAGGACTACTACAAGAACATCTAACATTTGACAAAGCTCAGATTGTAACAGAAGCATCTGAAGACGGCAAAACTTTATACATGAAAGGTATATGTATTCAGGGCGGCGTTAAGAATGCTAATGAAAGAGTGTATCCAGTGTCTGAGATTAACACAGCAGTGAATACATTGAACAAACAAATCAACGGCGGATTCAGTGTGTTGGGTGAAGTAGACCATCCTGAAGACTTAAAAATTAACTTAGACCGTGTAAGCCATATGATCACAGAGATGTGGATGGATGGTGCAAACGGTTATGGTAAATTGAAAATCCTACCAACACCAATGGGTAACCTGGTTAAGACCATGGTAGACTCAGGTGTTAAGCTCGGTGTTTCCAGTCGAGGCAGTGGCAATGTAGCTGAATCCACTGGAACGGTTAGTGATTTTGAAATCATCACTGTAGATGTAGTATCTCAGCCATCGGCGCCAAATGCTTACCCAACTGCAATATATGAAGGATTGATGAATATGCAATACGGACATAGAGTGTTGGAAATGGCAAAGGAAGGCGGGGATGCTAAAGTACAGAAATTCTTGAAGGACCAAGTTACTCGGTTCATCAAGGAACTTAAACTATAAGGGAGATTGCTATGCAAGATGCATTAAAACCTTTACTTGATAGCGACGCATTAAACGAAGAAACTAAGAAAGCTATCTCACAGGCGTGGGAAGACAAATTAGCAGAAGCGAGTGATGAGTTAAAGGGTAAATTCCGTGAGGAGTTTGCTAGTCGCTATGAACACGACAAGAAAAACATGGTTGAAGCGATCGATAATATGGTAACAGAAAGTCTTACTAAAGAAATTGAAAAGGTGAAAGCTGAATCAAAATCTTTAGCAGAAGATAGAGTGAAGTTCACTGCCAAGATGAAGGAGAAAGCTGAAAAGTTTGATAAATTCCTGGTATCTAAACTGGCAGAGGAAATCAAAGATCTTCGTGAAGACAGAAAGTCACAACAATCTGCTCTAGGTAAAATGGAGAAGTTTGTGGTGAAAGCACTGGCAAAAGAAATTACTGAATTTGCACAGGATAAGAAAGATGTGGTGGAAACCAAGGTCAAACTTATTGCTGATGCAAAAGACAAACTACAAGAACTAAAAGACAAGTTCGTGAGTCAGTCCAGTAAGAAAATGTCAGAGTCTGTTTCCAAACATTTGAAATCAGAACTTTCACAACTGCGTGAAGACATCAAGGTTGCTCGTGAGAACAACTTTGGTAGAACTATTTTTGAAGCATACGCATCAGAGTTTGCGGCTACGCATTTAAATGAAAATGCAGAAATCAAAAAGCTCAGAGAAGCTGTTGCTGAAAAAGACAAGCAGTTAGAAGAAGCAACCAAGAACACTGAAGAAACCAAGCAATTGGCAGAATCAGTACAACAAGAACTACGCATTGCCAAGGACAATCAAGCTCGTGAAAAAGCCATGACTGACCTACTTGCTCCGCTCAACGGCAAGAAGCAAGGTGTAATGCGAAACTTATTAGAGAGTGTGCAAACAGATCGTTTGAATGCCGCTTTTGAAAAGTATCTTCCAGCGGTACTTTCTGATGATGTAGTGAAGCCAAAAAAAGCAACACTCACAGAATCAGCCAAAGAAGTTACTGGAGATAAACAACAAACTGTTAAACCATTGAAAGAATCCAAGGATAACATCGTGGACTTGAAAATGTTAGCAGGACTTAAATAGACATAATTGAGGAGAATTAATCATGTCAGAACAACTACTTGAAAGCCGTTGGACAGAAACTAAAGATGCACTTTTAGAAGGTCTGGCCGGCACAAAGAAAAATGCAATGGGTGTTATTTTAGAAAATACTAAAAGACACTTGGCAGAGGCCGCAACAGTTGGCGCCACAGGCGCTGGTAATGTTGCCTCATTAAACAGAGTTATCCTTCCTGTAATTAGAAGGGTTATGCCTACTGTGATCGCTAACGAAATCGTTGGTGTACAACCAATGACTGGTCCAATAGGTCAAATTCACACATTAAGAGTAAGATACGCAGAAACATTAAATGCAACTGGTACAGCAAATGATACCACTGCAGGCGATGAAGCACTATCACCATTCCAAATTTCAACTGCTTATGCAGGTGACGGAACGGCTGGTGATGCGGCGGCTCCAGCGGCACTTGAAGGTTCCGGTGGTAGAAAGATTTCTGTACAAATCTTAAAACAAGCAGTTGAAGCCAAAACAAGAAAGTTACAAGCAAGATGGACTTTTGAAGCGGCTCAAGATGCTCAATCACAGCATGGTGTTGATGTTGAAGCTGAATTAATGGCGGCTTTGGCTCAAGAGATTACTGCTGAGATTGATCAAGAGATCCTAGCATCTCTAAGAGCACTAGCGGCAACTGAATTTACTTACAACCAAGCTACTGTATCTGGTACTGCAACTTATGTGGGTGATGAACACGCCGCATTAGCAGTTTTAATCAACAGAACAGCTAACTTAATCGCTCAAAGAACTAGAAGAGGAGCAGGTAACTTTGCGGTGGTATCACCAGCATCTTTAACTGTTCTACAATCTGCTACAACTTCAGCTTTCGCAAGATCAACTGAAGGTACTTTCGAAGCTCCAACTAACACAAAATTTGTTGGTACACTAAACGGTGCTATGAGAGTATATGCTGACACTTATGCGTCAGACACAACAGCAGTACTAGTTGGTTACAAAGGTTCATCAGAATCTGATGCGGCGGCGTTCTACTGTCCTTACATTCCGTTAATGTCAAGTGGCGTAGTACTAGATCCATCAACTTTCGAACCAGTTGTAAGTTTCTTAACTAGATACGGTTACATCGAATTAACAAACACTGCATCATCATTTGGTAATGCTGGTGACTATGTTGGTGAGATTGCAGTATCTAACTTGTCTTTCTCATAAGACTGGTATAAGAAACAGCTACTATCCCGCAATTTAAAAAGGCCCTTCGGGGCCTTTTTTTATGACTTGACAATCTGTCACAAACTACATATAATTGTACCATGTCTAAATTATATGTGATAGGCGATTCATTTGCCACCAACTACAATATAGATTCTAAATGCTGGCCAGAACTGTTGGCTGAACGATTGGATATGCCATTGGTCAACAAATCATATCCAGCAGTGTGTAACACATACATCTATGAACAAACCATGAGTATCAAATCCAAACCCACAGATATTATTATAGTGGGTTGGACACATCCTGCTAGAAAATCATTTGAATTCAATCCATCTAATCCTGTACACATGAATCTAGAAGCAGATCAGATCATGAGATACTCCAAGTTTTTTAGATCCAAAGGGTCATCTACACCTATTAGCAAACTTAAAAAAGGAATGTATCAAGTCAGCAAAGGCATACAATACTTTGATCGTTATTTCAAAG